AACTCGCTTTCAAGCGCCCGCGTTGCGCTCTCCAGCGAATCACCGCGCAGCCCGTCTAGAAATTGCTCTTTCGTCAGCCCTTTTTCCGCAACCTGTGCGATGAGGATTGCATAAAGCACTTCGCCCTCTTTCACGAACTGGCTGCGCAGGATTTGGAACGTCTGGCCGATCGTGGAAACGTCGCCAATATCGAACGGCACTTGCACGCGAACGCGCTTGATCGTGCCGTCTTCCTGCGGCTGTTCCTCCACCGTGTCGATGCTGACCATATCGCGGACACGCAGCGCGGCGCCGATCGTCAGCGCCAGCCGCCACGGTCGCCCCTCATCATCGCGGAACTCAATCACGATCTACCCTCCGTGCAAATGGTGCGGACTAGAAAATCTGCCGCCCCAATTTTGCTTCGACCGTGAAGGTTGCTACCCCGTCTATGGGATCGGTTTCGGAAACCGAAGTGACAATGGCGGGAAAAGACCATCCGCCGGCGCCGCCGGAAACAGTCAACAGCGTCCCATCCTTCAGCGCGTCAAACGCGCCCCCCAGGTCGCTGCTATCGTTGAACTCAATGGAAACGGACGCATCCCAGCCGACAGAGTAGACGGCAGCCTCGCGGCTGCCGAACTCCTCAATTTCGATTGTTCGCGCCGTGCCGCTAAACGTGACACTGCGAGCGCTGGCAACGGTTCCACCGCATGAAACGGTGCAATCTTTGCCGAGCGTAATCGCCACGTTATCAGCCTTCCTTGATCGTCAGCGTATAGGTCACAGCGCCATCGACGCTGATATTCTCGCTCACGCTCATTACGGAAAACTGGCCGCTCGTTGCTTGCGCCTGAAGGCTAGTGATAACCCCCGTTGCGTCGTGGCATTCGACTTCCCACGTTCGCGTAGTAAACCCAGCCATGTTTGCTTTGTAGCCGGGGGCGCCGGTCGAGCCGCCGCAGTTGTCGCGATTCGTCACATCGACAACTTCTTGATCTTCTGTGTAAGAAGCACTGATGATGCCGGCGCCAAACGGCGGCGCCGATCCATCCTTACCGAGCGCAATAGCCATGCGGCATATCCTCTATGTGGTGCGGGGTTGCTTGATTACTGAATCGCGCGAGCGGCCGAAACCGTATAGGTTTTTATGCCGTCGATCGGATCGTCAGACTTCACGGAAGTGACGATGAAATCAGCGGAGCCGGTTTCGGTTCCGCCGAGCGTGAACGTGTCGCCGGCCTCGACGCCGGGATCGTCCACGCATTCGACTTCGCAAGTCTGCTCAATGAGCGCCTTGCGAAAGCGCCGCGAAGTGTCGCCAAACTTGGTTACGTCTACTTCGCTTGCGGTGTTCGTAACCGTGCAACTGCGGGCATTGCTAATGCCCGTAACGGTCACATCTTTTCCCAGCAAAATCGTCGCGGAAGGCATATTGAAAATGCTCCTGGGGCAATACCGCGAGCCTATCGCGGCTGGAGCAATCCGCGCGGGTCTATGGTCAGACCGCGCGTACCTTGTCGCGGAAATACTGCGGCAGTTTGGCGAGCGCCTTTTGCACGCTCGCGCTCCCCATGTAGGGCCGCGCCGGGTATCGCGCCTGCTTGGAAATGCTGGTACGTTCCCAGTTCCGCGAACGAAATCCGCGGCTAGTCCATAGCAGCGATCCAACGTGCAATTGCCCATTGGCCCGCCGCGCGATCGCGCGGCCTTTGCGCCGGCGCTCGCGTGCCATGTAGGCCGCACGCACGTTGATGCGGTAAGCGGTGAGCGTCAGCGTGCCGCCGAACTCATGGAGTTGATTGAGCCACGCGGCTTTTTCCGGCCCGATCACTACGCTTTTTGTGGAGCGATCGTAGTAGTCGCGAACGTCGCGATATAGCCAGCGTTTCGGCTCCCACGATTTCGCCGGCTGCCCAGCCGCCCGCGGCTTGCCGCTGCCGTAGGGGGTGATATCTTGATAAAGCCCGCCGACGAACTCGACTAATCGGCCTTGCTTGCTGGCCTTTTTCCATGTCTTCGTTTTCTTTGGCGCCCTTTGGCCTATCGCGCGCTTTGTCGCCTCGCGCACATCGTGGCCGGCTTTGTTCAACGCGCGGAACTGCATTTCTCCCAGCGTGCGGCGCACGCTGGCAACGTCGAAATACCCGCGGCGCATGCGGAACCGCATCGCGAGCCGCGCTTGATATTCGGCCGACTGAACGCGAGCCACGCTAGGTTTCCGTAGTGCAGACGCGGTAGGTCGCGCTGATCACGGCGCGCCATACGTTGCGCTCATCTAGGGCATCGTCAGGATTGATTTCGATGGAAACCGAAATAGGCGAGGTTACGCCATAGGGCCACGGCGATTGCCAGTTGTGCGCCCGCACAAGCGCCAGGATTTCTTCGGCTAGGTCGAGCATCCCGTCCGCGTCCGCGTCCGCTGTAACGTGGCGCCCTAGGAACACGTTCGCCGTGTAATCGGTTTGATGCTGCGTGCGCCCGATCCGCTCCGATTGGATGCCGCCGGGGGTGACGAAGACGATCGGATGCGTCATATCCTCCGCGGACACGGCAGCCCAGTTCCGGCGCTGTACCGTAGTGCTGGCAATCTCCATTGCCGTTCCGGTCAGCGAGCCGGCGAGCGCGTCACAGATCGCGAGGAGTGGGGAAGCCATTCGTTATTCCTCCACGCTTTCCGCCGGCAGCAACGCCAGCGCATCCGCCCACGGGATCACCTCGACCGCGGGCAGCAAAACCGACCGATCGGCCGCGGCCCACATTCCGTGCAGCAATCCGCCTTCGCCCACTTCCGTTAAAACGTCGCCGCAGAGCATGAGCCGGCCGTCGATGAGCGTCCGCGGCATCGGAACGCAATTCGTATTGCCATGCTCCGCGTGCAGTTCCGCGAGCCGGGCGGCGAGCGATTGAGTGAGTTGCGCGATCATTTGCTTGCCGCCGAGGTGTGTGACGCGACTTATCGCACCGGCTGCGGCCTGACAAACAGAGCCTCCAGCCCCGCCTTCACATCACTGCCCAGCAACTCCAGCACGCGGGCTTCAACCTGCGACTGCGTGTAGTCGCCAGCCGTGTCGTAGGCGGCGCCTTCCCACAGGGCGATTGCCTGCGGGCAGGGCCGAATCCGCGCCACGCAGGTCTTCGTCTTCGCGTTGTCGATGATCGTCACATCTATTTCGGTCAGCGTGATTGGCTGAAACGTGCGAACCTCGCCGCTGGCGCGGGTGATCGCTGGAGGCTGAATGGTGACGGGCTGGGACAGATTCATGTCAGATAACTCCCAGAATAGAGGAACCGTTGATACCTAACTGCGCTCGGGAAAAGGTGAACGTGCCATTTGTGATGCTATTTGTGAGTCCGGCGGTAGCCATCACAGGATCGCCATAGATTGTGAGACCGCCGTTGAACGAGCCGCCAGAACGAACGTCCGAACGATCGTAGAACTCCGCGAAGCCGCTGACGGAGCCGCCAGTGAAGTACGAGTTGTCGAAGAACTTCGTATCGGCTCCGTTGAAGGTGCCGTAGCCTTGAGAGTTGTCGTAGAACGTCGCGTTGCCATTGACGGTGGCGCTGTAGTTTTGCGAGTAGTCATTGAATGTCGCGTTGTTAGTGATGGTGCCGCCGTTCTCGTTGGTCGAATACTCATAGAATGTCGCGCTGCCGAGAGTGCCGTTGTTTGACGCAGTGCCGTAGAATGTGGCGCTGCCGTTGACGGTGCCGCTATAAAAGTTGTCAGCATCTATGTAAAACGTGGCGTCTCCGAGGACGGTGCCGTAGTTGCCGGTCGCACCGGTGTGGAACGTCGCGTTGATATCGACGATGCCGTAGTTTTTTGCATCACCGTAGAACGCGGCGCCGCCCCAGACGGTGCCGTTGTTGTCGCCGTAGAACGTCGCGCTTCCGCTAACCGTGCCGTTGTTGGCTGAATTGTGGCCGTTGAACGTCGCGTCTCCGCTGACGGTGCCGTTGGTGCTGTTGGCTGAATCAGTGCCGTTAAACTCCGCGTCTCCGCTGACGGTGCCGTCGTTGATTGAAAAAGTGCCGTTAAACTCCGCGTCTCCGCCGACGGTGCCGCCGATGTTGTTGCACGAAGAATCGTCGTTGAACGTCGCGTCTCCGCTGACGGTGCCGTTGTTTCGCGAGACGCTGTTGAACGTCGCGTCTCCGCTGACGGTGCCGTTGTTTTCCCAATTGCCGTTGAACGTCGCGTCTCCGCTGACGGTGCCGTAGTTGATGCCCCAGCCGTCAACAAAATTGGCTCGCCCGGTATATGTCAGCGTCCTTCCTGCGGCGAGATATCCCCTAACGAACTCCACAGTGCCGGTGCCGGTGACCGTGATGTCCAGGTCGATATTCGTTTGATTCGCGGTCAGATTGGCTACTGTTGGCTGCGCCCCGCTGTTGGTGCATTCAGGGCCGTAAATGTGAACGCTGTCGCTGCTCGTCGGCAGCGCTGCGGCAGCGTTTCGTGGATCGGCTTCGGGCGGGTCTGTCCACCAGTTGCCCAGAGTTTGCCAATCGGAGTCGCCGCCGTTGTTGTCAAAATACAGAGTTGCCATGTCTTAGTACCCCATCACAAATGCGATGATGTCCCACTTGTCCCGCCCCGCGTGATACGTTGCAGCCAGAATGTCCATCCTGTTTGCCGCCGTCGAGAACGGCAGCGGCGATGTGGCCGACGAGGGGATGACGAACTTGTTGCCCAGCGTCACCGTCCTGCTGCCAGTGCCATCCTGTGTGATCCGCCAGCGGATCGTCTTGCCATCGACGGGGTTCGTCGGATTGGCGAGCGTGACGTTGCCAGTGAGGGTGAGGTCGAAGATGTCGCCAGCACTGGCGTCGGTGGTGACGGTGGCGGCGTAAGTCAGGGCGACGACTTTTGGTGCCGTGCCAGCGTTGAACGCAACCGGCGAATCGAAATGAATCGTTTGCGGCGCGAACGATGGGTCGCCGATCATCACGCTGCGAATCCGACCGCCCTGCCAGTTCAGTTCGTAGCCCACGGCGCAGAACAGCGAGATGCCGTTCGCCCCGCCGGTCATGTTGTCGAACGTGCCTACAAGGATCTTGGTTCCGTTGTAGAGACCGAACTCCCCGCCGTTTCCAAGCGACACATCGGAGAACGTCACACTGTCAGTCGTGTTTAGTGATTGGTCATACGAACCACCGCCGCCGGTCGCCGGGATCGAATAGAATGGCATGAGTTGCTTCCTACGTTGTCACGCCCACGCGCTTCGTATGCACGCGGATAGTCGAATGGAACGGGTCGCCGTGATGGTAAAGCGGCACGCCGCGCGGCGAAACCACTTCGAACACAACCGAAACCCCGGCCAACGTTTCTACGATGCGATCCCCGCGCTTCGGCTCGCTATGCGGAAAATCCGCCGTGCGAAAAATGTAGTCACGGGCTTCCCAGGTTTCCGAAACGCCGGATTGGTCTTGCGATTCAAACACGCTGCGCCCGACAACCGCCGTCGCCGTGGCCGAAGCCACGCCGCGGCGATACTCGACCGCGGTTCCGGCGCTGGCTTTCAGTTGATCGGCCAGCCACGCGGCGCCGCTGCGGATTGTGTCTGCCATTGCGCCGCTCCCATCCCACGCAAGACCCCCGGCGCGCCCGGTTGGGCCGCGGCCGGGGGCTTGCGGTGGGAATCAAAAATCAACCCATGTTGATCGCAACGAACACGGAAGCGTCACCGCTGGCCGCGGCGACCGCGGCCTTACCGGCGCGCTTGTTGCCGCTGGCGGTGGTAGTCATGTTGGAATTGGCCGAATCCCAGTAGACCAGCGCACCCTGACCGATCGCGCCCGCAGCCTTGGGGAACGAAAACACACCATCGACCGCGACGGCGCCGAGCGTGTTCGCCGCGATCGGGCGATCCGCAACGGCAATCGTGTCATTGAGAACCACCACGGCGCCAACGGCGACCGCGCTCCCCGGCGTGTAGTCCCACTTCTTGCCAACTTGCACAAAAGAAGCCATGAAACCCTACTTTCTATCGATTGGTTTTGATTAGTCATGCCACCGCGGCGGCGCCTATGCCGCCGCGGTGGCTACGGTTCGAATCAACGTCAAGCGGTCGCCATGCGGTAGGCCGCGAGCGATTCGCCCTTGGCGCAACCGAAGTCCATGTAGCCGCGGAGCGTCACGCCCAGCACGGAAGCATCGGCCTCGACCTGTTCGATCGTCGGCGCCTGCTGCCCGTTCAAGAAAACAACGTCCATCGCGGGCAGATCGGCCGCATCCGCACACAGCCACCAAGTAGAGGCGCTGGAGAGATACGCGGACGAAACCACGCGATAGCGACCGGCGAGAACGTTGGCGTTCCCCTGGGCCGTCGTGTTGCCGCTGATGAGGAGCGAACTCGACATCATTTCCGCGGCAGTCAACTCCAGTTCCGGCGGAACCAGAAGCACGCGCGGCGCGATGCCGAGCGGGTTCCCATCGGGATCGGTCAACTTCCGATAGGCAGTAGCGGCAGCCTTCAGCGAGGTGAGCGACAGCGCGTTACCGCTGCCAGCCGTGGCCTTGCTGTAATAGGTGCTATTGCTGCTCTGGAACTCACCCCAGATCACATCGTTCATCGCGAGGGCCGCACCGCGACCAATGCGCGAAGTGACCGCGCTAAGCGCGTTCATATCGTCATTGATCAGATCGGTGCGCGTGATGCTAGAAGTGACACCGTAGGTTTCCGCCGAAACGGAACGCTTGCTATCGCTCGCGTCAGCCGATTTCAGTTCGCCACCGTTGCCAACCTTCGAAAACTTGAACGAACCGTTCAAGCGGAAAAGGTTAATCGCCTTCAGATCGGAAACGCTACGGGTCTGCGAAACCGAATCCCAAGTCCGCTCCACGGCATTGAAACCGGAAAGGAGGAACTTGTTCGCGACGGCCGACAGAATGTCGGAAATCGCGTGCGTGGCGAAGGCCGCGCGGATCACCTGGGGGAGATTCGTCGCGCTGATCCGGTGCGAACCGTTGTAGCCGTTCGCGCGGGCAGCCTCGACAAACACATCACCAAGCGAAACCGTGCGCTTAATCTTCTCCGCGGCTTCGATCGTCCGCTCGTCGAAAGCCTTATCAGCATTCGGCAGACCGGCCTGGAGACACAGCGCGGCCTCGACCACGCGACCCTGATCGACCGTATCGGCCACAACATGAACGGCCGGGGCGCGACTCTCGCGCGTGGCCTGCAACTTCTGCATGGTTTCGACTTTCTCCGTAAGGGCAGCGACCGCAGCCTTAAGGCCGGCGGAATCGTCGGCGGTAGCGGTGATGGCGGGGGCTTCCACGGCGACGGTCGCCGGGGCTTCCGTTGCGGCCGAAATCGGCTCAACGGGCGTATCGTTGGCGTCGTGCGCCATAGGTGTTTCCTCCGCGTCTGCGGCGATTTGCACGGCGGTTGCGTCATCCGCGCCAAGGGTGACAAAAGAAACCTCCCGCAACGTGGAGGCTTTTACGATTCGGATCGGGCCGTGGAACGATTGCCCGTTCACGCTTACGGTTTGATCGGCCGGGATGCGCTCATGGCGCGAAACGTCGGCGCCGATGGAGGCTTGCCAGCGGAAGCCCTTATCGGCCAACTCCAGCACGCGCGAGGCGCTATCGGTGGAAGCCAGCATTTCGGCTTCTACGATCAACTGCCCGCCTTCGATGCCGTTTGCGGTGGTCTGCCCCAGGATGGAACCGAGCGCGTAATCGTGGCCCAGCACGATCGGGATTTGCTGCCGCAGTTTCATTCCGGCAAGGTCAATCACGATCGGCTCGCGCGACCATCCCTGCCGGATGGCGCCGCCCGTGTAGGCGACGATGCGAACCTTGCGCGGGCCAACGCTTTCGCCTTCGGCCGCAGCGGCAGCCGCGACGAACTCCACCGGCATTTCCGAAAAACAGACTTTGGTTTTCATGCGTCCTGCGGCTCCGCTTCGGGTTGCATCGCGGGCGAAGCCGGCGCGATATCCGGCAGCCCTAGTTCGCGCTGGAGCGCGATTTCCGCGGCACGCTGCCGCAATTCGGTTTCCCAGTTTTTCCCGGCCTTCGCGTATTCGGCGGCAAGCGTTGTCGTGTTCGTGCGCAGCCGCGTTTCGGTCGCGGTGGCTTCCTTCGCCGGGTCAACGTGCTCGCGACCGTCCCAAACCCAAGCCCAATTCCATTCCGCGATCGGCGGCAAGCCGGCGGGGATCATGCCTTCGATTAGCGCGGCTTCGTCAAGCCACGCGAGGAACACGCGATCAAGGCAGATGCGTTCCAACTCGTCGCGCATAACGCGCGTGTTCGCCTGATGGATGGTCGAATCCATCCGGCCGGAAGCGTAGTTGTATGAGGACGAATCGAGCGCTGAAATGTTGAAGGGCAGACCTACCGAGCGCCCGATTTCTCCTACGATTTCGCGCTTGAACGCGGCATAGGTGCTAGTCGGTTGCTCCGCTTTCAACTGCGAAACGCTCCAGCCTTCCGGCAGCGTCACCAGCGAACGCTTCTCAATGTCCATCGATTCGAACGGGGTAACCTCGTCCACTTCCGCGGCGGGGCTGTTCGAATGGATGAACGCGGCAAGATCGGCCGCGGTTTCCGCGGCGGCAATCGTGGCTTCCGTGTAGCGGCGCAGATTCGCGAACAGCCGCAGCGATGGCGCGATTTCCGAAACGCCGCGGTTTTGCTGCGGGCGAATGCGGTTGAACCAATGCACCATATTCCGCGCGTCCACGCGCGTGAAATCCGTGGCTGCCGTGTACCAGTTGCTACCGGGGTGGTAGCGCAGCACGCGGTAGGCAATCACGTTGCCCGCGGCGTCAAACTCCAGCCCATCGACCGCGGAGCCTTCGGGCGTGATGCCTTCGTCCATGCCGAGCGGCGTGGCAACCATTTCGGCTTCGATAAGCCGAATGTCGAGTTGCACGCCATCCAACGCCGGATTGCTGAACAGTTGCGCGAATGCCTCGCCATCGATAAGCCTCGCCTGCCGCATCGTGCGGAGTTTCGCCGGCAAATCGATGCGCCACATATCATCGAAAAAGCGCTTTTCGACTTCGCGATCGGCTTCCGGCGCGCCGGTGGTGAGTTGCAGCCGCGGCCCCGTTCCCACCAAATCCACCGCGAGCGTTTCCGCGATGCCGGCGAGATAGGAATTGTTAATGCGTTCGTATCGGGCGCGATTGCGCATCCGCGCCCGCTTCAGCGGCGTAAGCGCCCCGTCCATCGACAGATAATCGGCATTGGCCCAATGCCGGTGATCGTCGGTTGATTCTGCCGCATCGAAGCCCGCGCGCACGCGAGCGGGCGGCGCCGCAACCCGCGCCCGCTTCTGCCCGAACATACGCGACAGCATTCCCACTAGTACGATCCCGGCGGAATCAACTTGTTGAACCGAAGGCCGCGCGACTTCGTTCCGGCGGCAGCCTTCGCGGCCAAATACTTGTCCGCTTCGATCTGCTTGGAAATGTCCTGCGATTCGACTTCCCCGGCATCCGTGCGCACCCTCCTGGGGCCGGTCGCCGTGGATTCGATCGCTTCGCGCAGTTCGTCGCCCATATGCCCTAACGCTACGCGCTATCGCGCCGCGTGTACGGGTCTATGGCTGCGAGCGCACCCAATCGGCGCCGTTCCATTCGAAGCGCCTAACGTCTGGGAATAGCATCCGCTCCGCGATGCGCTGCGTAGTCTCGCTGAATACCGCGAGCGTCTGCCCGCGGTCGAGAATGCCCGCAGCCATGAGGAACGTAGACAGCGCGGACGCAATGCCGCGACCGTGGAAACGTTCGTCCGTGAACATTTCCAGCGTTTGCATTTCGCGCCAGCGGTGGGAGCAAGCCCACGCGGCTAGGCAGCCATCCGAATGCCAAAGGGCTATCGGGGTGGCGCTGGAACCCTCGCCGTTGAGAACGCGCAGAATCTCAATCTGGAACTCGCTGCCCGAATGCGTGAGCCGGCGAGCAATCGCCACGGCATCGGATTCGGCTAGACCATCGGCAGCGATGAGCGAAATTGTTTCCATGCCGGCAGGCTACGCGGCGAGGCCGCGCGGCCTGCGGGTCTGTGGCCTAGTCGCCCCACGCGGCAATCCGGTGGGCATCGTGATCGTGCGGGGGAATCCACATTCTCGCCTTACCCCTAGCCGCAGCCGCCAAATAGGAGCGAATGCACCGCGCGGCGCATCGCATCATCGGTTCCCGCCATTCGATCGCGTTGGTTTCGGCCCAACGCCACGCTTGCGCTTCTTTGTCGATCCGCCGGCCGGCGCGGCGCCACCATCCAGCACAACCGGCGCGGTGGTTTCGATCCAGACCCTAGCCCCGCACGAAAGCGGCTTGCACGGCGAATAGACCACCGTACTAGGCCCAAGAATCTGCACGGAGTGGCAATAGGTGTTGCTGCCACCCGCCTTGACTGTCAGCACCGGCGCCGCCTCGCCGGTCTTTGCGTTGCGGCGGATAACGTGTTGGTTAACGTGGATTCGCGTGATGCGTGGCATGGGTTGCGCCCTGCGATTACTTGGCTTTTTTCCAGTGTCCAGCAATGACCATTTTCCGCCCAGTGATGCCGCACGTTTTGCGATGCCCCTCAACCCAAACGAATGCCGCGCGACCGTCAACGAACCAGATCCGTTTGCCGTTAATCTCTTTTACTGCGTTCATTGGATTCTCTTTCGGTTTGTGGTTTTTCAGTTGGAATTGTTTTTTGATTTTATTTGATTTTGATTTCACCGCTTGCGATAGCGCGCCCCAGAACCGCCGTTGCCTGCTCTGCGATACCGGGCGAGTTGTCGGCTTCCGAACGATACCAGCGCACGCCCCGATCCCATGACCTATGGGAATAGCGGCTAACGTATCCGTGCTGGCGAAGGATTTTCGCAGCAAGGCGGGCAGCCTTTTGTGGCGACCGATGGCACTCCCCATCAGTCATTCCGATTACCTTTGCAACAGCCGAAGAAACAGGAAAACGCATTGCTAGCCCTTTCGTAATTGGTCGCGTCCAATTTGCTCGCGACTGCCCTACTATAGCCTATCGGCAATAGCCTGTCCAGCCCTCCACCAATTATTTTTTTGGGGCCGGTTTTTGCGGGGGAAACGCGGCCTTCCGGCCGCGGCCCCGGCTAGCCAGTTCGCCGGCGCACCGTGATTTTCCCGCCGTTGCCCTTCGGCAGTTCCACGCGGCGGCGCGTCCGCGTGCCGGTTTCGGTGGCGGCTGGGGATAGCCCCGCGATCGATGCCGCCACCGCGCTACCCACTAGGCAGTCTAGCCAATGGTTATCCCGGCCTAGGGTCTTCCATTCATCGACCACGCGCCCGCGAGCCTCGACGCGCACCGGGTATTCAGCGGTGAGGTGTTCCGCGAGTAGTTCATGCTGCCCAGCGCACAGCGCGAGCGCTTCGGGATCACCCAGCGGCAGCCGCAGCCGCGCGGCTACGAATGATTTCCACCAGTTCGTATCGTATAGCGCGGATCGCTGGCCCGCGCTGACTTGACCTACGCGCCAATTCAGCCCCATGCGATCGCCGCGCGCCTTGCCCTTGTCGGTGAGCGGTTGCCCCGATGCGCCGATGCCGCGCCCGTGGCTAGGGAGAATGTTCGCCGCGAACGCGGAGCGCCGCGCGAACGTTCGCACGGTGGTAGTCGATTGCCCCCAGTTGGCATCGATCATCATTTGCCGCACGCGCATTGCCGTTCCATCCTCGCGCATCCACTCGCGGCCCATGAGCGCGACCGTAGCCGCTTCCAGGCCAGCCGATAGCGAGGCTTCGAAGCCGGCGCCGTTGCTCGCGAGCGAAAGCGTCCGCTTCGCGTGCGAGGCTTCGAAGAATGAAACCGACTGATCGGGGTATGTGCCGTAGGCGACAACGTGACCCCCGAACGATTGCGACCAAGAAGCCACAAGCCAAAACAACAACTTTTCTTGAACGTCGATAAACGCGGTCAGCGTGTCATGCCCCAGCGGCACAACGCCGCGCGGTACGTTGGTCGCGCGGGCGGCAACGTCGCGCTTTTGCAGCCGGCCGGCTTCGTTCTGCTCGACTACGGGATCGTTTTGATATTCGGCCGCGAACGCGGATTCGCCGCGGTCAATGCGGAGGTTGTAAGCGTGCTGGAGCGCGGATAGTTCGTCATCATTTTTCCGCGCCTCCCAGCCCACGCGGGCGCCCGCGTCCATTTCCGCGCGGCGCTGCCGATAAAACTCCGTGGCCTCCGCGGTTCCCCGGCCCGTCCGCTGCCCGTCGCGGCGAAGTTCCGCATACTGCGCCCAAAGGTCTTCCGCCTGCGGCCAATCGTAGACCAGCCGCATCCGCTCGCCTTGCCACGCGGGGTGGCGTGAGCGGTCTAGTAGCCGATCGGCTAGATCGTCCGGTTTCACTACCGTGACCGTGCATAGGCCGGAAATCTTTTTGCCTGGGCCGGCAAGCCCCAGGATAGCGCCTTTTAAGACGCTTTCGCGCGTGGCTACTTGCGATGGGCTAGCCGCGCTTTCGTCGGTCTGCGGATCATCGATTAGCACAAGCGAAGGCCGCGCCTTCCTGCCGTCGCAAGCGCGCTTCGCGCTCATCCCGCGGATGCGTCCGGTGATGCCGGCCACGCGGATGATGGCGCCGCTCGTCTTCGATCCTTCGATCGTGGGGAACTGCACTTCGTTTGCCGTCCAAACGATGTTGGTGTTTTTGCCTTTGTAGAGTTGGCCCGCGGCGCGCTGGTGGATGTTTTCCAATGCCGCAATCGGGAAGATGGCTTCGGGGAAATCGTCCAAAAGCCTTTCGTTGGTTTCGCATTCCACCTTGATCGATTCCAGCATCGTCCGCGCGTGTTCCTCATCCGCGCCGATGATTGCGACGAAATCGCGATAGCCGTAGAGCGCGCCCCACAACGCGGCGACTTCGGCAAGCGAGGTCTTGCCGCTGCCGCGCGGCATCGCATACGCGAACAGATCACCCAGCCGCACGGATGATTCGATCGCCTGCATTACGCGAAGGTGATCGGGCGACCACTCAAGCGCGAAGGTCGCCGGGAAATACGATTCGCAAAACGCGCGGAACGATTCGCCCGCGGCAGCCTTTCGCGCGGGATCGACCACCGCGGGAAGCGGCCCAATGTCCCTACCGCTTTCGGATAGTTCCGCCTGCCGCCGCGCCATCCGCTCGCGGTGGGCTTCGTATTGCTGCCGGTTGACGGCGGCATCCGGCGCGGCTGCGGCCGGCTTCGCCGGCTGGCGCTTGGGCTTGCTCGCTTTGGCCGCGCCACGTTTCGCCATTAGATGCGGCCCGCCTCGCGGTTGCCGCCGAAGGCGGCAAGTCTACCGCGACGATTTCGGAAGGTCGCCGCGGCGCGGCAACTTCGCGCGGCGGATGCCGGCCGCGCGTTCGCAGGGCAGGGCATCGCGATCGCCGCGCGGGCTGCCGGCGGCGTCGGCGCGGTGCGAACGGAGCCGAAACCGCGCGCGTTCGCCGGGGCCGGCTGGGGGGCAGCCGAAAGAAAGTTTGATTGTTTTTGCGTA